ATGGTGGCGACGGGTTTGACCGCACGGAGTGTGTGTTTCAGCCAAAAGAAAACAATATCTTTTTTGCCGATGCCAGCCAGATTGCCAGCCGGTTAAATAACGATTTTGAAGACGCCCAGCCCCTTTTTTAAAAAATAGGAGAAAGCGGCACCAAAAATGACTTTTTTTGGCCTAAAGCAGCGCTAAAAAAAAAAATAAAATTTTTAATTTATATTATCTTTCGGAATAAAGTTATTTCAACAAGATAGAAGCCTACTTGAAAAAAGCAGGAAAGTATTCCGATCTAAAAAATATTCAAGATGAGTATCTGTTTACCTTTTACTAAAATTATTAGAGATTTTTCTAATAATTTTAGCAGTTTTTCTTAAAGGTAATTTATGTCTTTCTCCATCTGACTACAAATGAACAATAAATTATTCAATAATAAGATTTTCCCGATATACCAAAAATTCTCCGCTATATACAGTAGGATATTTTTCTAACACAGCGTCCAAATTTTGATGAAAATAATTGGCTAATTTTAGAACCGTATTAGGTGTTCCTATATAAATATTATCAATACCCTCTGTTTCTATATTCATTAAAAACACATTTCTAGTAGAACAACGATCATAATTTTGTTCAATAAATAAATTCAATTTATCAATATCATAATAGAAAAAAAGATAGCTTTGTGGCTTCAGAGAAAATAGATCAAATCTCATATTTAAAACAGGTATATTAGAATCTTCATTTTCAAAAATCGTATTGGCCAATTTCTGCTTTCCATACCACATATTTTTCCATCCACGAATGGGGGTACGTCCAGTTCCAATTGTCCCATCTGTTCTACCATTGATAACAATTGATTCGTCATTACAAATATGTATATTTTTGATGGTTTTATCGAAATCAAAATATTCCAATAATACATCTTGTGTTACTTTTGTATCATTTTGGTCTATTTGTCTCCAACTTAAATTGTTTTGAATAATATCCCACGTATTAATATATACTGATAAATTATATTTATGTGACAAAGAGAAAACAAAATTTTTTAATTTATTGTTTGTAAAAGAATCTCTAATATGCCCCCTTAAGCCTAAAATAAGAGATTGCTTCTGCATTTATTTAAATGATTTTAGTTTGTTTAAATAATTATTCAAAATTTTTATCAAAATATTCTAATGCATTCAAAATCGCCTCGTCCATATTAAAATATTTATATGTAGCCAATCTACCCAAGAAATGAACATCTTTTTCGTGTTTGGCAAGCTCTTTATATTTTTCATATCGTTCAATATTCTTTTGGGTTGGAACAGGATAATACGGCTCTCCGTCGCTTTTTGTATATTCTTTTACAATCGTCGTATGAGGAGAATCCTGATTCAAAAAATGCTTATACTCCACAATTCTAGTAAAATTAACATCTTTACCAGGATAATTGACAACAGAATTTGGTTGGTAATAATTCATATTTTTATATCTCTCAATGACAAAATCAATACTTCGATATTCCAACTTGTCGTGTCCTGAAAAATACTCATCAATTGGACCAGTATAAATAATAATTTTATTATCAATTTTACCTATATCTAAAAAATCTACTCCAGTACAAACACGAATCATTGGATTATCCAATAATTTATTAAAAAAATGAGTATATCCTTTATGAGGCAATGCCTGAAACCGATCCGAAAAATAACGATCGTCAAAATTATTTCGGATCGGAATTCTCGCTAACACTTCCGGTTTCAACTCTTCTGGATATTTATTCCACTGTTTATACGTATAATCTTTGAATATTTTATCATATAATACCTCCCCCACTCTCGACTTTGCAACTTCCTCGCTATTCGTAATCTCATCGTAAACAACCTGTGTTTCCTTTAACCATTTGTCCATCTCTTGCTCATTTTTAATTGTCTGATTGCACAAAGTATTCACAGTTGTTATATTAACAGGAATAGGAACAAGCTGGCGATCAACATTTCCAATTACTTTATGATCCCATCGTACCCACTTATCAAATTGGTTAACATAATTCCATACACGCTCATTATTTGTATGAAAAAGATGTGCACCATATTTATTCATTAGAATACCTTGTTCGTCTACATAATCATAACAGTTTCCTCCAATATGTTCTCTCTTTTCAAGTATTAGAACTTTTTTACCTTTAGATGCAAATCGGTTCGCTGTAACACAACCAGATAACCCACATCCTACTACAATCACATCAACATCACTATTTTTAATGATATGTTTATTAATTACAGTATTCCACTGCTTAAAACACGCCTTTCTACTTAAATACTTCTTGCTAAATTGATAGGCATTTTCTGCAATTTTCAAGGCTTTCTCATAATTTTCTAAACACCATTTTGTTTTCTCTACCAAATCAGATAAATCTCTATTTACTGGAATATAATGCTCCCATTCTTTTAAATACTCAAAAAAATATTCCTTGTGTGGTCGATCAACCAATAATAACGGACGATGAGAATATAATAAATGTTTAAGTCTTCCCGAATAGCCATTTCCCTCTATATCAATTAACATACTATATTTTTTAACCAAATCTGGTGTTGATATGTAGTTGTTAGGTTTGTTCCAGTTTATTACAAAAAAATCAAAAATATCTTTATTTCCTTCACCAATCTCTAACATTCTATATCGATATGGATGTGTATTAGGATTTCCAATCCATCCAACCTTGTTTATATCAAATCCTAATAATCCTTGAGCGTCTATTTGCTTTATAAATTCCTCATAATCATTGATGCCTGCTTGTGGCCACGATTCAAAATTAAAATCTGGCACTACATTTTGATAACTATTTTGTTTACTGTACGTATAATCATTTTCACTAGCTTCATAATCACCAGTATGTATTTTGATTTCTGTAAAATCATTCCAATTATATATCTTATTGGCTTGTTCTATGCACCACATTGTTGATATATTTCGTGTTTGATATCCCCCAAAATCATTAAATATAAGATTACCTTCTTTTTTTACACTAAACGACATTTTATATAATTATTTATCTATAAATGTGTAATTAAAACACGGCTTTTCACAAAAAGCTGTACTAAAAACACTACGTTTAAAATAACTATTTGGAACCGCAATTCCACCTTGCATATGCCTGACAATCTTGGGACTGCTTATTGTTTATTCTAAATTATATTTTCTTAATTTCTAAAAATTTATACAGTTATTTGCCAACTCCTACAGATATTTATAAATCCCAACTCACAAATTTTGTGTGTTGAAGGTTTTAAAATTTCTTCAAAAATTTATTCTAAAAATTATTTGAAACTGAAAATTTTTAAAGCATAATAGGTCAAATCACTTTTTTCATAAATGTTTGAAAAAAGTTAAAATGCATTTTTTACCAAGATATAATTAAAAAACGTATAAATCTTTTAATAAATCTTGGTAAAAAATATTTTTACGCAATAAAATTTCAAAAAATATTTAAAAAGATATCTTATATAAAATGGACTGTGAATACTGTTCTCTTTCTTTTAAAACGAAATATACACTAAAATGGCATCAATCAAACAATAAGGCGTGTTTAAAAAGTAGAGGTTTATCACTTGAAACGCGTTTTGTATGTGATGGATGTAGCCTTACTTTTACAAATAATATAAATCTGGTCACGCATAAGGATATATGTAAAAAATATATGGTTTTAAACGTGCAAGAAGAATGTAAAAAACAGATAAAAGCTATTCAACAAGAATGTAAAGAGAATAATGAGGCTATTATCAAATCTATTCAAGAAGAATGTACAAAACAAATTGAAAGTGTTCAAGAAAAATTAGAAAGTATTCAGCTTGAATGCAAGGAACAAATGGATAATACTCGTCGCGAGTGCGATGAAACTGTAAAAGAGCATAAAAATACCATCAAGCAACATGAACGAACCATTATGGATATGAAATTTAATACCGATAAAATCATCCGCGATTTACAAGCACAAAACGATAAACTGATCGACTCGCTTCGCCAACTTGCTAGCCAAGCCATCGAGAAACCCAGCACCACCAACGTGACCAACCACAATACCATCCGAAACCATTTTTCTGAAAAGTATTTTTTGGAGGCCATCACGCCCGAAGACGTCAAGAAAAAGTGCCAGAATTATTTAACCGAAGAGGTGTTTTTCCAAGGCCAGCGCGGTATCGCCCAGCTTTGCACGGACCACATTATTCGTACCAAGGACCAGAAGGCCCTAATGATTTGCACCGATGCCAGTCGAAAGAAATTTAAGTACATGGACGAGCAAGGCAATCTCAAAGAGGACCACGAGGCGCGCACATTTACAGAAAAGGTCAGCAAACCCATCAAGGATGTAAGCAAAATTTTGTACGAAAATATTTTATCCGACGTCAAATACGAGAAGGAGAATGTAGACGACGAGGACTATTCGCGCAAATCGGTGTTGAGCAATAAGGAGATGAAGGCGATCGATTGCTTTGTACAGATCACGTACTTTGACCATCCGGACCATAACACGGAGTATAAAAACGAGCTGGCAATCCGGAGCGCTTTTGGCAAAAAGAGCGGGGTCCCGTCCCCGCGCGACGGAGTTTAATGAGGGGTTTCGCCTGCGAAGCAGGCACGCGCGAGTATATTAAATTTAATTAATAAATATCAATTAAATTTTTAGACAAGTGAGAGGATTTTTTTTGAGAAATTTTTTTCTAAAAAAGTTCCCGTCGCGCGTGCCTGCGAAGCAGGCGGAAGCAAAGCTTCCTGTGGACGGGACCCCGCTTTAGAGGAGGACGGTCATGCTTCGCCCCACCCGCAACTCCTTGCACAACATTACCTTAAATCCCTTCTCCACGATCGACTTGCAAAACGAGACTTCATCCGATAAAATGTTCGTGAAATACGGGTACTCTAAGGCATCCAACACCTTTTTCTTGCACGCAAAAAAACCGAGGCCCGTAAATGGTACATCGATGGTGTCTTTATCGTCGTTGGCGATATCCGTGGATTTGATAAGCTCTTTACCACTAGCATCAGCGACATAGTACTGTTCGGGCGTAAGCAAATACAGTCCTGATACGGCGTCGTGTTTGTTGACGGCCAAATCGATGAGTGTGGCAACGTCTTCCGGTTTAAAAAGCGTTTCAGGATCAATCATCACAAAAATGTCATAGTCCATACCTTGGAAGGGTTTTTGGTCCTTGTCTTTGGCCAAGTCGATACCAAGCGTTTGAAGACGCGCAACGTATTGGTTGGTAGAGAAACCTTGGACGAGGAAAATTTCATAAGACGAATTTTTCCAGAGGTAGTTTAAGGACATTGTCCAGGCGACAAGAAATTGATTAGAGTAAGTGGCGCCTTTTAAACCAATCATCACTTTTTTCTTTGCTTGCTGGGAAGTAAAAACGCCATTGGTGGTACTCATTTTTTTTATATAAAGGAGTAGCTTTAAGTTGAATTAACGTCTAAATCAATTTTGGGAATAACAGGCGCATCAAGATTTTTATTTTCCTTTTCTTTGACTATGTCATTGAATGCATTTGTTAATTTAGCAAGATGGTCGGTAAGCGACTTTACAGATTCTGTCAACGTATTGATGGATTGGGATTGCTCTTCGATCTTGGCTTGTTGGGCTTCAATTTGGTGATGTTGTGCCTAAACTGCACCGATTAAATGAATCACGAAATCGATATACTCAATACCCAATTTTTCATTTTCTTTTGTTTTGTCCTTATCGTGCCATGTGCTGGTTAAATTCATGAACCTCTTGATCCAACAACCCTATTTGCAGTCTATTGATGCCCTCTTTTTTTGGAGGTATGTTAAAACAATGTTTTCTGTAGAAATATGTTTGAAAGAACCAGTGAATAATCCTTCAACAACTAAATTTCCATTCTTATCTGATGCCATTGATGAACGTATAGAAATACCATGTGGCCCTATTACAGTACGTTTTTGTTGTGTTGTTGACATTCTTTATTTTAATTAAATATTTAAATTAAATAAAGAATGTCATTTACCTATATACTACACGGATCTCTGTACAAAAATGGTGATCTCGTAGTCCACCTGGTAAATACAAAACAACCTTTTTCAACACAAGTCGTCTTTTCAACTATACGCGAAAAAGTAGCACTTCCTGTGCATGGTATTCTTTATACACACACAAATTATACTATTTGTAAAATAGAGGGCAGCAATATATATCACCAAAAAAATGAAACGCTTGTAAAAAATAAA